GTTACCATAATATGTTGTGGCAGTTACACTACCAGAAACATTGACACCATTGTTGGTTACAGGTCCAACTAGGTTACCATAATATGTTGTGGCAGTTACGACACCTGTTACATTAATACCATTAGAAACAATTGCTGGTGCAACAAGAGATCTAATTGTACCAATACCAGTTATATGTAGGAAGGGAGCTTCAAGCTCATTTGCAGCACCTGCTGTAGCAAAGTTACTCCAGGTCGTACCATTAAATCCTTGGAATTGATTTGTAGAACTATTGTATATAAATGCACTTGCAAAAAGGACGGGATTCAGTGCAGTTCTTTCAGCAGTCGTAAGATTTGGTGGAGCAAAATACCCTCTATAAACAGAACTAGTATTTGCATACCTCATATCAAAGGCAGAAATTGGAATAAGAGTATTAATTCCAACTTTCCCGTTACTGCTTACTAAAACATTACCATTAATAACTCTTATGTTTCCATCAATTACTTGAAGTAAACCAGCACCATTTAGAGAGTCTGAAAATACTTGTGTTGTTCCAATTCCAATAGTTCCATTATTTGGAGGTAAAATTATATTTCCTCCAGAGTATAATCTAACATTTCCAGGAACACTTGTGGTATTAAGACCAATACTGTTTAAGAGTCCAATAGAATTTTTGGCATCAAATCCTACAGTTGGGGAATTTGTTCCGATTCCAAGTGAACCACCAGATCCAACATTAACGTTGAAGAAAGTTGAAAATCCACTTTGAACGGAGACATTTTGAGATATGAACGAATTTGGATCACCAAGAACTGATGTACCGTTGTATAAAACAGTTCCAGCAACTTCTATTCCACCAGCAAATCTTGCCGTACTACTGAAGGAAGAAACACCTACAACATGAAGGGATCCAAATGGATCTGTGATTCCGATTCCAAGACGACCTCCATAGGTCAAGGTCATCAATGCATTATTTGTTTGACCGTAGATCCAGTTATAACTTCCAGTATTAATACCTGAACTTCCACCATGAAGTGTAAATGATAGATCTCCAGTAGATTTATTTGAAAGATCAAAATTACCTCTGGTTACATAAGGATCCCACCTCAGGTAACCTGCCATATTACCTTGGCCGACAGAACTTCCGATAGAAATTCTTGGCGAACCACTAGCACTGGTCAATTCAATCGCAGCATTAGTATCTCTTGAAATAGATAGGGAATATAGGGGATTTGATGTTCCGATACCAACCTTAGCATTAACACTTGCACTAAATCCTGTTCCACCAGCACCTACATTAAATAGTCCACCTACAGTTGAAATACCTGGAATTGGTGCCGCAGTATTTCCTGTAATTTGAATAGAATTTGCAATAATGCTTGTTGCACTCAACAGACCAACATAAATGTCTGGATTGCCAGTTAAACCTCTTGCTGTACTTGCAATACCAACAACATCACCGATTAAAGTTCCAGAAAAATTCTGCGATGCTGTTAAAACTCCAGAAATTGTAAGATTTGTTGGGAATCTATCTTGGGCTAGGATTGGAAGTCTTGCGTTATCAAGTGTTCCTAGATTTATATTTCCAGCATCTACCTGAGTTAAGAAAGATCCAAGACCAACAAAACTAAATGCAGTTACAATACCTGTAGAATATACATCTCCCTGAGAGTTAATTCCTACGCCTCTTTTACCAGCAACACCTGCCTGTGCGAGATTTACTTGTCCTACTTGAAAAACATATCTCGGATCACGAGTTGAAACACCAACGTTTCCTACTGCATAAATGCTTGTAAATCCCAGTCCAACATCAACATCTTGCCATTGAGATGTTGGTAGATTATAAAGAGTTCCACCATTACCATAAAATGCAACCGCAGTAATAATTCCAGATGAATTTAATGTAATTCCAATTCCAACTCTAAGGTCAGAGAATGTTGCAATTCCACTGGAATATACATTTGTAAAAGTTGCCAATCCAACGAACTTGGAAGTACCTCTTACATCTAAAATTTCAGTTGGGACGCTGGTCCCAATACCCACAAGACTGCCCTTAACAATAAAATCTTTATCATCAACCTGGACACCATTTTTAAAGTTAAATGACTTCCTGATATTCGCCATCTTGTTTTTTAGTTATTTATCCTTGAGTTGATTCTCTAATTTTTCAACCTTAACTGTCAACTCTTTGATTGCTTCAATAAGAAGTGGAACAATCTTCTGATAATCGACTGCAAGATACCCATTATCTCTTAGAGTTACGATTTGTGGTAGAACTTCCTGAATTTCTTGAGCGACAACACCAACATCTTCACCAGTATGATGTGATTTATCATTCCAAGTGAATGTATTACCACTGATTGAAAGAACTTTTGCAAGAGGATCTGCAATTGCAGTGATATTATCTTTCAATCTTGCATCAGAACTGTAGAATGCGGTGATGTCATCAGTAACACTCAGAATGCCAGTAATTGTGGTGTGAGTTGTAATTGCAACAACTCTTCCCGTTGTGGATCCAATACTGAGGTTTCCAGTAGAAGAATCAATTGTATTTGGATCAGTGAGTCCAATTCTTACGTTTCTGAATGTTGCCCCTGTGCTGCAGTTAACTACACCAACAAAGGTACTAATACCAGTTACAAGAGAAGAACCGCCGATAGAAACGTTATGTCCTACAAATACATTCTTCTCAACTCCAATTCCACCCTCAACAACAAGGCATCCCGTATCCTTGCTAACTGATTGTGTTGTATCAGTAATTGAAACAATATTGGTAACTTTAAGAGTATCATCAATGATTGTTGCACCATTGATTTTAACTTCATTATTAAGAGTTACTGGTCCATCAAACTGGGAAAGTACAGTATTAGATGTTCCACCTTCAACCCTGATTCTTTCTTTTACAAGAACTTCATCATATGTAACGCTAAGACGTGAACTATCTTGTCCTGTTACTGTTGGGGTTGGGATATCAAAGGTAGTTTGAGTGCCTGAAGATGATGAATACTTAGTATTACCGATGAAGAAATCTCCATCATTATTCATACCAGTATAAACAACTAGTCCAGCAGAACTTTCCTGTGCTTGGGATAAGAATTGCTCTCTTTCGGTAAGAGTTCTGGTCTGAACCTGTGGAAGACCTGTTGAATAGTTTCCAGGACCATATCCAAGATATTCAAAGGTGTGCCCTGATGCACGAAGAATAGAAGGTCTTCTAAACTCAATAGGAATTGGTTTAATCTTCTTGAGAAGTGAACTTGCACTATGATTTTCTCTTTGAGTACCAAGAACTCCTCTAATTACACTCAATTGATTATTATTAACTCCACTTAAAGTGGAATTAGTAACTCTCATAATTTCATTATCTACTTGGATATAAGATCCAACAGGGAATCTAGTATTTGTAGAAATTCCAGAGGTTGGAGATGTTACAGCAAAACTAGTTTCTGAAGTAATATCCGAAGATAATGTTAGTTCATCATTTGCATAGATTGTAATCGTTCTTCCACCAAAATCAGTTTTCTCTGCATCAGATGCAGAGAAAAGTCCTTTCATAATATGAGTTGGAGATGCAATACTAGTATGTGTTTTAGCAGAGAATGTATTTACATTCACCTTCTCCTTCACAATGTAATTACCATAAGTTTGATAACTTGTAGTAATTACTCTGAATGAATTTCCTGCTAATAAACCGTGTGCGCTACTACAAACAAAAGTAGTAATCCCCGTAGTTGTATCATAAGTTGTGGAACTAATTGCAATTCCAGGACCTGCATTGATTGCATATTGTCCCACAATAATCGCATTTTCAGTAGATAAATTAGTATATACTGTAATTTGATTCTTCGCAGGAACGGAAGAAATTCTATAGTATCCACCAGATGTTGTTCCAATACCAGTTACTTGAAGAGTATCTCCAAATGTTGATGTAATTCCACTGTTTCTAACAGTAATTCCAGCACCAACACCAGCACCGATAGTAGCAGTATCAAACTCAAGTTTCTGACCGTCAATATAAGCAGAACCACCAGATATAATATCAATTGTATTAACTTGACCGCTAGAGATTTTAACTTTAGCAGTTGCACCTTGCCAAGTTGAAGTTCCTTGATTGAAAAGTTTTACATTATAGAACGTTCCATTATTGTATCCATTACCAGCAGAAAAACTATTACAGGTTACAATTCCAGATAATCCGTGCTCTCTATCAAAGGTAAGAGTTGTAGAATTAGATGCGGTTGTAACTCCAGTAATTGTATATCCTAAACCGAAATTAAGAACAAATTTATCTAAAGTTTCTCTAGTAATACTATTTTTGAGATCATTAGTAACAACAGAACCTAAAGGATTTCTCTTAGCATATGTTTTCGATGCTGGTGGATTATCATTGAGATTGTCCTTATCATTCTGAGGATAGAAATCATTTAAACTCTGACTATAATTGTATGAAGTAAATGTCGTTTCAACAGGATTACTTGAGTTAAGAACGTACAGTTGATAGATCCCATCTTGTACGTTGTAGATGTAAGGTGTTTTTACTTCACTTCTGTAAATATACAGATTTGTTCTATTATCGTTTATTGTAAATTTAGGAAGATTTAGATCCCTAACATTTGTATTATTTGTAAATAATCCAACATCATGAACTACTCCATCAACATCGGTAGTTTGATATCTAAATGTTTTATCATCAACAATTGTGGTAACTGCAAATCTTCCATTAAATCCTAAATTATCAGTTGCAGTAGTATTTGTTGTACTCGAAACCTTTTGAATAAAAACGAGATCACCAACTTGAACGTTATGAGGAAGATCTGCAATAACTGTTACAGTTGTGGAAGAAACAGTACAGGTACTAATAAATCTTGGATTTCTATTAAAATCGTGATCGGAACTAGTAATAGTGTCTAGTGAAAAATCAGAATTACTTCTTGCTCCCGTTGTGCTTGACTCCTGAATAATAAATCCTTCAGTTGGATCTTTAGAATTGACCGCTTCTTTCGGAATTACAACTTGGAATTGATAGAGTTTATCATCCAAACTTCTATTATCATCATATCTTCTAATGTAAGAAACATTTGTCCTTATAGTTAGATTTACTACACCTTGAGATTTTAATGCTCTATAAATCTCGTTATTTACATCAGTATGAACGTACCAGTTTCTATTGGTAGTATCATATTGAATTGGATGTCCGACATCACCTGAAGATTTGTCAGAAACAGAACTATAAACTACTAAGTTAGTTCCACCATAAACTGTAATTGATGTTCCATTATCAGCGTTTGTTTTAGAAGACGCCAATTTAATATCAGTTCCATTAACACGAATTGTATAGTATAATGTATTTTCAGTAATGTTTTCGGGAAGATCTCCAATATCACTGGTAATTCTAATTTTTTCACCAGTTTGTAAATCATGTTGTTGATCTAAAGTGAAAACACTATCAACTGGTCCAGAGGCAATTCTATAACGTTTTTCTGGACTATATGATCCTGTTGAAACAGTTGTACCCGATCCTATGATCGTGTTATTCATATAGATGTTTGCCTGACTGACACCAGCACCTATCTGAACGTAAACTTTTTCACCTTGTCTTGCACCAACACGATATCCTTGTGTTGATGTTGGTGGAATATCATCAGATGCACTGAATCCATAAAGATATAGATGACTTGAAATACCAACAGAAGTTGTTAGACCAACATCAAATGAAATCCAGTCAATATTTTGTTCTGTTGATGTAACTGCTCTTGGGGGAATGATTGATGTAATGTATCCTTTATCATCCTTCGAGAATGCTGCCTTCTTAAATCCATCCGAAGATAGTGAGAATTGTCCGAAGTTTGAGTTGGAGTTAGTGATCGAAGCATCACCACCAGATTGACAATCAAAGTGTCTATTAAATCCAATAGCAAACACTGAAACGATCTGAATGATCGAATCATTAGACATCTTAATATGACTTGACAACCAACCTGGACGGTAAATTGCCCCAGAATCTAAGTGATAAACAGTATCAAGATTAGTGGATGAAGATCCTGAAGACAACTCAGTTGCCGTTACCTTACTTATATTGATTCCATCATATAATCTCGAAGATGGATTATATTTGACAAAGGCACGGTCATCTTTTTGTAGAGAGACCGCAGTGAACTGCGCGACAACCATTGAACGGAAACCTGATGCTTTGGATCCATCAGCGAGCATTCCATTCATACCCCATACAGAGCGTAGGGAGATGTTGAAAATATAAGGAGATGCACCAGATACAGTGTCGGTTTCAATAGTTACTGTTGCTCCAGTAGAACTAGGAGCAGGATCCAAATTGACTCTTACAGAAGGCAATAGGAAAGTAAATTGATTACTTGCAGTAACACTCTGAACTTTTGTTGAAACATTATAATCGTCTGTGCTAACACCCTTGATTTTAATAGGTGTTCCTGCAGTAAATCCATGATCTGAAGCAGATGTAACTGTAATTACACTAGTAGGACTGAATCCATCACCAGAAATAATCTTTTGAATCAGAATTGGATCCGCAGCAAATGCTCCAACAATTTCCCATTCCGCTCTTTGCTTAGCAAATCCAAGAGGAAGTGAAGGATATTTTTGATCGATATCTCTACCCGATGCAACGTTAAATGCATTAGATAGTTTCGCATAATACATATCAAGGTCAGTTAGGTCATAACCAGAAACCTTGTTTACACCATCAGCATACTCGAAACAAGTAAGTTTGTGGTGAGAGAATGTTGGTGTGGATTGATTATTAACTGAAAAATCTTGAGGATCCGTATATACTGATCCCGATTCTAAACCATCAAAGATTGAAAACTGCCAGAAGTAGCAAGTACCAGTGATTCTAAAGATTGCTGAGCGATTTACATTAGGATCAGTTGGATTCGGTACATACTTAGGACGAATCTTAGTTTTTCTAAGGTCTAGACCAACAATTGAAGTACCTCTAGGTACTATAACTCCACCATTAACACTATTGAACTTATAGAGAATGTTATTTGGATCAGTTAAGTCAACTGAAGATTCTAATGTTAATCCTAATTCTAATTGTGCTGTATTACTTGTACCACCTGGAGAAACTGCAATAGCAGTTCCAGTTATATTTTGGAGAGCAAATCCAGGTCTGTTATCAAGAACGTGTTCGCCTGGAAATAGTAAAATAGTAGTTTTTTCTACAATATCGTTATTGCTACCTCTTAAGTATGAGAATCTTGCAGATTCAATAAGAGCTCTTTGAATCGTTTTAAAGGGTTTTGTTAAGGAATTACCTTGATTATCAATGCTATCAGTAGCATCAAGATCACTTGGATTAACATAAAGAATACGACCTTCTGTATTCTTAATAAAATTTTCAAGCTTATTAAGAGGCATTGGATTATATCGACTAAAATATTTCTATGTTTTATTTAGTTGGTTAAATCTTCCCCATAATACTCATATTCCATATCATCTGGCATATCTTCGGGGTTCTCCAAGTCCAGTGGAAAGAAGCAAGGATGTGCTTCTTCATCTATCAAATAGAAAGAGTTTTTATATAAGTCTTCTGGTTCATATCTATAATATTGGTCTGCTATTTTGACTAATTCTTTATCGTACAAGTGCCCGTCTGGTAGTTCATCAAATGTAAACGGAACTTGATTTATGAAATACATTTTAACTATCATGCTAGCTTCATTATACCAGCAGTATGCATGACTGATTTGATAAGACATTTGAGTATTTCAATATCTTATATTTATTTTATACCTGTGGTGAGATTCGAACTCACGCTTGATCGATTTTAAGTCGATTTCCTCTTCCGCTGGGATACACAGGCGTTTATAAGACTATTATAACACAATAGTCAAGTGCTCGTTGTCGGTTATGCTCCGACCTGTGCCGATTTATGAGATCGGTGCTTTCCTAGATAGCTAAACGAGCGTAATGAAACCATCATGTATTTTACGATGACAATTGGCACAAACTAAAATACATTTAGAAATTTCTTCTTGGATTTTTTTCCAAGAATTTCCTTGTATCATTTGTGCCACACCCTTTTCTTTTATATTAGGATCTAAATGATGATAATCCATACAACATGCTGGATGATATTCTCCGCAAGCAGAACAACAAATACTTTCTTTTAACTCAGTAAGATTCTTTTTATTTTGTTTTGCTCTGTTTTGCCTGTTTGCGTAATGCCTTGCTTTGTATTCTGGATCATTTTCAAGTTTATCCTTTAACCAGTTACGTTGATACTCTCGTATCAAATCACAATCTGCAGATGTCTTTCTTTTTCTAGGCATATTAAGTTGTAAATAACTCATAACTATTTATTAAAGTTATGAGTTAATACGAGTGCCTGGATTCGAACCAGGTCAAAGCCGCTAATCTGGCGGAAAGAACTTATAAGATTCCTCTGACTACCAAGTCTCACTCGCATAAAAAACTCAGAATATTACTGAGCCTCGTTGTTCTCCTCAGTGTGTATTCGTATGAGATCATCATCTGCGGGCATCATCACTGCTGCCTGCCCTGCTTCATTGACGATACCTAAAGACTCTCCATTTTCGACTCGTTCCATAAGTTCATCGAAACGTTCTTGAAACTCTTCTACAGTAAAAACTTCCATTTTCAAAGGGGGTTGCTATATGCAAGGCAATCATCGCTTACCTGAGCGCGAACTACTTCCAGTACATTCATAAACTCATCAATAGAATCACAATTTACAACTTGCTCGTTGCCTGCATTGGAATAAAGGTAGAATTTACGTGCCAAGGTATCCACAACACAACGGGACAGGAACTCTTCGGTTTCAGCAGGCATCTGGTCTTTGATTGATTACCTAGGTATTATAGGGCATCTGAGAGCGCCTGTCAAGGGGTTAATCCAAGTAAACTTTTGAGTTCTTCTATTGTAAGGCCAGCATTTGCTAATTTTTCTTCTGGAGTTAATATTGGTAGTGGTGGAATATCTTCCAAAACCCAACCATTATTCCACTTAAGAACTTTTCCTTCTGGAACTTCTGGTGGCACTTCTTTTGTAGTATTCTCTGGTTGTTGTAATGGATTATAATTCTCTATGACTTCTTGAGTTTGAGTAGAATAATAAATTCCTTTTTTGTCTTCAACAATATTCCATTGGTTATCTTCAAATACTGGAATAAATCCTTCACCATATTGTGGTGCTTTAATATCAGTTGCATATGCTGGAATAAGAAATACTCCTGGTTCTAATGGAGACTCATCAGCAATTGATACTGCAGTAAGATGCTTGTATTCTGGATGATAATTATAGATTTCCATGATTTTTATTAGTATTTAATACAATAAAGAAGGGCAATGTTGCGGGGACGAGTTTCTGTGCCACCAGTAGTTGGAGCAGCATCTGTAACGTTTGCTGATGTATTTGCCCAACGGTTTCCTGCCGACCAACCACTATTACTAAAAACACTAAATGTGGTATTATAATAATCAGTAAATGTATGAGTATGACTCTTAAAGTCATCTGTCTGAGAACTACCAAAAGTTCTTCCAGTATCAACTGCTCTATCATCCGCCCAACCACGAATAAATTCACCTCTTAAATCAGGAAGAGTAAAGGATGCTCCACTTCCCCCAAAAGTATAACCAATTGTGGAAAATAATGATGCATAAGTTGTTGTGGATAATGAGGCACCATTTGCTTTTAAAAATCCTGCAGGAGCAGTAGATGCAGCAATGGTAATTATGGTCCCAGGAGGAGTGCTTAAATATCCACCACTCAGGTCAGTAACCGAAGATGTTGAAACAATACCAGTAATTTTGGCATTACCATTTACGGTTAATGATGTGGTAGTAACAATTCCTGCAGAAAATCCACCTGTTCCACTTCTCAATACAAGTTGACCGCCAGTATTGTCTACTGCTCCACCGACTGTAGCTGCAGTTACATACGTTGCAGTATCAAGAGATCCATCTGCCTTTAAAAATGCATTAGAAGTACCAGAGGTTACTACAAATTTGGATGCTGTTGTAATTCCTGTGGTGTTTACGTTACCAGAAACATCTAACTGAATTAACTGAGATTTTCCAGTTATATTAATATCTGTTGCTTCTATACCACTAAAAGCAGTTATATCACCAAAAAAGGTGGTATCACCAAAAAAGGTGGCATTACCATTAAAGATAGATTCCCCGAATACTTCTGCCATTAGAATAAGGTTAATTGACCGCCGCTAAAAGTTGAAGAAATTAAATCTGCTTCGACAAAAGTTCCAGCAAAAGCAATTTCGCCAAAAGATGATCCTTTTGGAGCAAGATTTCCTGTAAGAACATCACAATCTGCTTGTTGCCCTTGAATTAATAAACGACCACCTGCTTTAATATTTAAATCTTTTCCAGCATTTAAACTAATATTTTCATCAGCATCAATAACAATTTCAGATGCTCTAATTCTGACTGTACCATTTTTTTCTGCTGTGATACAAACGTCTCCATTTTTACCACAGATCATAATATCAACGCCAGTTGACTTGGACTTCTGCCCTGCAACTATCTCAATTGATTGATCGTTGTAGATTTTATAAACTCCACCCTCACTCAATCCCGTAATACAGACATCTTTATTGTCAGTTACTGCATAAAAATTATATACATCAGTTCCGTTTACACCCATTGTTGGGTTGTTTAGATCTAATCTAAACTTTGGACCAAAAGTTTGTATGCTTCTTTGATGCCAATTTTGTTTGCCAAGAGGTCTTTCTGCCATTTTATGCTAACACACAATCAATTACTCTCTTAACTTCTCCCTGAGGAGGTCTAATATCAGTTAGACCTATCTGTATCAGAGCACCAGATCCTGTATTGGAGTTAACCTTAAGAATTGGTTTATCTTGGAAGTCAATCGTATTTAGTGGTTGTATTGGAGTTACTTTTGTAACTGCACCATTTGTGATCTGCAAATCATAATCATTTCCATAATCATCCGTAGCAGTATCACCTTGACTGTATCCGCTTCCAGGATCAAAGATTAGAATATCTCCAATCGTATAATTCTTAATCTCTCTTGCAGGATAATTCTCACCTTCAGAAACAAGATAAATTCCTGTTACTTGTCCTGCATCATTAATTGTTGATCTTGCAAGAGCACCATATCCTTGCCCGCATTCATCAGTGATTTCAACGAATGGTGGGAATGTATATCCTGAACCAGGATTTGTAATATTAACTCCAATCATACTGCCTGTCTGACTATTATTTGCACCAACCAATGCACCCAGTAATGGAACTGCGGCACATCCCGATCCACCACCACCAAAAATATTAATTGTTGGAGATCCACAAGTTGTTGGGTATGATGTACTACAAGGATTAATTCCATTTGGAATGCTGCTTCCAAATGATAGTGAACTGCCAACAGCTGCTGCAATATTTGCATTATTTAAGATTGTACTAAATGGTGTTGGTGGAACATTTTTTGGTCCGCTACCAATTACCCACTGAGTAACACCACTATCTGCAGATGCAGATTGACCGCAGTTTAATGCACTATCTAAACCAGAAAGACCATCAACTGCATTACGAAGAGTATTTTGAATACTAAATCCACCAAAGAATTGTAGAATTTGTTGAATACCTGCAATTGGACCTGCTAGTCCACTGCTAACTTTTCCAATGATGTCATTAACCAAAGATCCTGTAAATTGATTTGCAGCACAAGAAGCGAAATTCTGAACGTTACCTACAATAGATTGTAAAAGACTTTTAACAACTCCACCCAATGTTCCAATAATTTGATTGGTGATACAAGGAATTATACTTTGTAATGCTTTGACTGGTATCACCATTGCTTTTTGTGCTGCTACGCCAGCAAGATGGGCAATAGCAGGATTTAGAGTTGCAGTAAAAACTAAATTATAGACAAATTTGTAGAGTAACTTAAGACCCTTATTAATAATGGGTGCCAGTTTGTTAAACAAACCATTCACCATATTTGAAACTAATCCTGTAGCAATAGACTGAACCTTTTTTGTAACGCGATCAATTTCTCGATTAATCCAATTAATTGCATAAGATGATGCAGAAGCAGCGATTGCAAGAATATCTTGAACCTTTTTAACAAAGTTTCCAACTTCAGAACTAATTTTATTAACTACTTGTCCCGATTTCTTAGATGCTAACTGAACTGTATCTCCAATTGCACTAAAGTATGAAACCTCACCATTTCCAAGATCTTTTGCCTGTTTTGGTGAAACGTGTCTTGGTGATTTTTGAGATTTAGCATTCTGTTCGTTGGATTCATCCTTTTTCAGAGTATCACTGGATGGTGATTTAATGCTATCAGTGTATCCAGTAAAAGGTTGAAATGGACCAGCCCAATCTTTTGTTGGAACCTGAGAAGTTCTTCCAAAAGTTGACATAATAACAGGAATCTGTGCGTTATCTCCATCAAGGAAGAATCCAAATACTACATCACCTGGTTGTAGTTTAACATCCGTCGCTACGTTTGCCGCACCACTTCCTGCTGTGGTTGGTATTAGTGCCTGAGCCCAAGGAAGATCATCATTGGGAAGTTCAGTTTCGTTATATGGATGATAACCTAAGATTCTAACTTTATATCTGTTTCCCCAACCAGCACCCGCAGCCTGTCCCCCCTGAGATCCGATAGGTGGAATTTGTCCGATCCACCAACGAAACCCATCTCTTCCTAGGAAATTACTTTTTAAAAGTGACTGATCTATCATTTCTTATTATTAGTCCCGTAACGTCCGAATGTATCACGAATTAGTTTCATCGAAGTATATGATGATTCAGAATCAAAATGATGACATAGTTCCTTAATCATATATAGACCGCTTTGTTCCTTATCATATTCTTCCTTATCATTACCAGAAATTTTTGGAAACTGACAAGTAATCAGATCTCCTGCCATTAAGTTTGTATTCAATGGAATTATCATACTTAATGTCTGAGTGAATAGAATATTGTATCTCATCAATGATTGTGATTGGTATTTAAATGGATCAGCATTCTGTTCTGTTGAAACATCTTTCTCCATTGTTCCAATATCTAAACATTGTGTAATGATTCTTGTTGGAACACTTCCAAGATCTACATTAGATGCAGATGAAATTTTTGGAAGTTTAAGTTGATCTCCAAGATTTTTTGTTTTACTTACATAATCCTCAAGTTTAAACAGTCCTTTTTGTGGATCAGTAAATTCGAAAGTAAGAGGATTGTAGAACATACGATAACTTGAATATGTTCCGAGTCTTAATTTCTCAATTAAGTTCTGATTCTTTTCCGTTGCATAATTCAGAACTTTAAAAGCATTATCTGCTTGATCTCCTTCTTCAGAATAAGATTCCTGAGCGCCCGAATAAGTATAGGTTGCTTTTGAATCTTGAGTGAGTAGATTATCAATTGACCTGAACTGGAATCCCTCTCTATTTTGATAAAAAACAAATCCAGCAGTCGCATCTCCAGAAGAATCTGCAGGAACTCCTTTACCCGCTAACCAAACAAGAACAGTGAATGGTTTTCTTAAATTACCAATGAAACCATATCTATTTTGAGTTTTATCTAATTTACCTATCTTCTTTGTATTAAGAATCTTTTCTAAAATATCTTTAACTGAAACATCAATCGTAGAACTTGTTGGATATTTTCTAGTTACTCTAGTTGTTTCGTTTGTGATTGCTTCTCTTGAAGTTAAATTCAAAACAAAACTTTCTCTTTGTGCTTCAGAAATAACATCAGTAATACCCGAAACATAAAAATAATCTGTTGAGGATTTGGAAAAATCTAGTCCCTTATTATTTTTAGAATTTCCTGCAATTCTCATAGAAACTCTTTCTCCACCTCTCAAAGGTAGACCATTATAAATTGATTGTTTTTGCCCGTCAGTATTTCCTTCAGCATCGGGCGCCTGAATACTGTTACCGTCATTTACAACTCTAATTTTAGCAGTAATTGTTGGTGAAAAAATATCCTCATAATAATCAATGGAAATCGCACCAGTTTTAATATCAACTGTTCTTTTCTGATCGTTTGATTCTATGAAGAGTTCTTCATATATGGACTTTTTTGTTGACATTATAGGTACGCGAGTTCAACTAATAAGTGATTCTTAACAAAGTTATTTAACACTGTTGCTGGGCTTTCTGCTAGTGCTTGTCCCCCCATACCACCTCCATATGATTCCTGTCCGCCTCCTCCACCGCCTCCTGAGGGAGTTAATCCCATTTCTGGGATTATGACACTAATATCTTCACCAACGCTAGTAGGGGTTAATCCAGCAGCAGTCATTGCACCTGTTCCTGGTGTTGCAGATACTGCAGCAGAAGATCCACCGCTGCCACCACCCAATTGTGGTCCAGAAAATCCTCCAGAAATTAAATCTGCTCTAAGCATTGAACTTAATTTAGTTTCTCCTTTGGCATCATCAGTCACACCCTTTCTTGTGTTATTGCCACTATAAAAAGGAATATCAAATGCAAGATTTTTATAGTGAAGAGATCCATCGGCATGTTTTCCTGTGTTTATTGAACCAATCGTCCAACCTCTACCTGTCAAAAATGCCATAGCAGCATCTCTTGTCTTTTGACTATCAAAACCAAGGTGGTCGTGATAATTTTTCCCACCATGATCTGCTGCATATCTGGGACTTGTTCTATCACCAGTAATATATTGAATAACTTTTCCACCAGATCCAACAGGGGGTTTTGTAGAAACCGAAGTTCCACCAGATCTTAAAGTTTCTCTTGCATATCTTATACGAGCAGCATCATTTGCTTCTGCTTCTCCAGGTCTTTCATATTGTTTTCTAAAAATAATTGTTGCAGATTCTAGTGATTTTTGAGATTTTAAATTCTTTTCACTCAATCCACCTTCTCCCGTTTTTAATTCTTTTTGAATAAACATCAATTGAGTTTCAAATGCATTTGGATCCATTCCACTTTTTCTCGCAAATGCTTCTAAGTTTCTCCAACGATTTGCATCCCATTGTGCGATTCCCTTCATTCCAATAGAATTGGATAGCGTTGGATTCATTGCAGAGTTTTCTTGTCTTAGATTGCCAACAATTCCTGCTGCCTGTTCGTCACTATACCCTTGACTTTTAAAATAAGAAAATGCTTGTTGAGCTTTTGTTCCACCACCAAAACTAGGGGTAAGTGGTGGTTCATAAGATTGCTCTGGTAGTGGTTGACCGACTTGAGGAATATCAGTTCCTGTTAAACTTTTGTCTAATCCAGTAGAAAATAATTGAAATCCTTCTTCAAATTGTTGCCCCATTTTATCAATATTTGTTTGCACTTGATTAAATGCACTAAAAACATCATTTGGTAATGCGGCAAAATTGAACTTCGCAATATCTCCAACAATATTAACTAATCCCTGCCCCAAAGAAATCACAATTCCACTTGCACTGGAAACAATAGTTCCAATTATATTTCCTAATTTTACAACTCTTCCAGCAAATTCCTTTGCCATTCCAATCCAAGTTGGAAGATTATACAATAACCACCCAATAGCAAGATTGCTAATGAAATCCATAATTCTTCCAAGAAAACTTTTTCCAGTTCTGGCAAGTGCAAGTCCTGGTGTTTTTGAAATAGAAGACATTTTAGAATATTCCAGAACATCTTCTTGTTCTCTTCTTGATTCATTCTCAAGTCTTCTTCTGTTTAATTCTTGCCTTCTTTGAAATATTTCACTTCTAATTTTTGTTTTATTTAAAAAAGCATTATTGATATTCTGAATAGATTTTTGACTGCTAAGAATACTGCTTCTTACAGCACCAGTATCTGCGGCAATCTTTTTAATATTAATAGCATATGAATTTACAGTTGCCATATTACATTACCACATTATAATTTAATTGGGAATATAATGCATAAAAATTATCAGGATTACTTGAAGGAATATTAGGAACCTGAGTTGCTGGTGCTGATGATTTTGGTGGCACTGATGATTGATTTTGTGATGGTGCTGCGGCAACAACAACATTTGGTTTTGGTTTAGCAGCAGGACCAACATTGGGCATTTCCTTTGGAATTGATTTAGTTTCTGCTTGAGTTATTTCTGCTGGTTTAGTTTCTGCTGGTTTAGTTTCTGCTGGAGTCATCATCGCAGCAGGAGTTGCATTTTTTGTTGTTGTGGTAGTGGCAGCAGGTTTTGTAGTTTCTTTTTCTTTTGGTTTTGCTTGAGTTTTTTCGTCAGTTGTTTTTGGGGAAGGTGTTAGACCCATAGGCATAATATTAATTTCTTCTGATCTCAATGCTGCTGGAGTATTATAAGAAGGTGCAGCTGCTGGTTGTGCTGCCATGGCACCCATTGGCGTTTGCATTGGTTGAGCTTTTGCTACTGGTGCTGGTGCTGGTGCCGACGAAGATTCTGGAGTAGTAGACTTATCTTTAGACCCTCCAAAAAGACTTGGCAATGCGCCACTATCAAATAAAAGTTCTTTTCCCCAAGCAGCTGCTTTAAATGCTTTTCCAGCTGGTCCAGGTAAAAATGATCCGCCAGCAAGAAGTCCACCAAAAGGATCTCCTGTAAAGATATCTTTAATTCCCAGCAATCCAGTACCAAGCCCACCCGCAGGTTTTCCTCCACCAGGTTTTCCTCCACCAGGTTTCCCACCAGCACCAGGTTTTCCTCCACCAGGTGGGACAATCGATGGAGCTGCCGCAGGAGCACCAATACGAGGAATCTTTCCCATCATCCCTTTAAGGGCATCTATCACCAACTGAAATGGTCTAAGAAATAGTCCCCCAACAACAAAACCACCAATTCTCGCAGCAAGACCAATAACTGATCTAGTTAAACCTACAATGGCAGCTTTTATAATTGCAAGAATGCCGCCGCCAGCAATAACAAAAGCAAATGCTTTTAAGACCTCATTTCTAATTGATATAAGTTTTTCTTTATTTTCTTCCGCATTTGCCTGCAATGCTTCTATTCCCTGATTAAGTAACCAACCAAGGAATAAAGTTCTCAAAGCATTGCCAACATTACCAAAAACTGAAGATACTTTATTTTGTAATGCAACAACTGGTTTTGTTAATGCCGCTTGTATTTTTGATTCTAAGGCACTTTCTTGCCCTATTCTAACTTGTCTTTCTGATAATTTTCTCTGATAGTCTTGATCCGCTTGTGCCATGGTCGACTCAAGCGTTGAATCATTTGTTATTCTTGTGGCAATAGAATTCAAAGATTCATTTAGTGATGAAATTTGAATTCTAATACCATTTATTCCACTTGCAATATCAGCAAGTGTGGATTGATTATCTTCTAAAAGTTGTTTATTGCCATCTCCATCAACCCCAGATGCACCCGAACCAGTGAATCCGCCGCCACCAAAGACCCCTCCAGAAACTCTGCTCTGGATTAATCCACCTTGTAAGGATCTAGCAAGTGGCGATTGAATTATTGCCATTAATTTTTATTTTTGAGATTTTCTTCCTCAATATACTGTTGGAGAAGAGATACATAGATTTCTCTTTCCCAAGGTATCATATTCTCTAGTTCTGTCAAACTATATTTATGATGATGAATTAAGGCAAAATTTGTTTTGTAGTATGACTCAAGATTTTCATGAGCCATACCTACGCGAAAAAAGCCGATAATCCCTCTAGGACTACTTCACTTTCAACATTAGTGTTAGGATTTTTAATATTAATAGTATAAGAAAGTCTTGGCATTGTCTCAAAGAATTTTTCAATCTCTTTGAACTGCTTAGAACTTAATTGTTCTACAAAATCAACCAATTCTTTTTTTGTAGAATCTGCAGCAGTCCAAGATTCTTCTTCAGAATAAATTTGCTCGATACAACTACAAATTAGATCAAAAGTATCATCAACACTTGCATTTTCTCCGACTCCAAAGTTGGCCTTAATAAACTCACTCAGTGAAGGATACTTCATTCTCAATGTTAATGAATCATCAAGTTTAATATCTCTACTATGCTGAGGGTCATCTTTGACTTGAATTTCATCCAAATTAATGCTTCTAGGAACCTGAGTTGTCCCATCATCAGGACAAGTAACTAGAACATCAACTGTTTCTCCAACAGATTTACCTCTGATGTTGAGGAACAGATATTCAATATCAAAAGTAGAAAGTTCTTCTACTTTAATACCTTTTGTAAGAATACAATTCGAGATTACATCTTTAACTGCATTTGCAATCTGCTTTGCATCTTCACTTTCCATTGCAATAATCAGAATTTTTTCTTCTTTTACAAGGAAAGGTCTAAATTTAATTTTCTTTTTGATTGATGGAACTTCCAACTCATAGGTTGGTGTTGCAATTGTTGGTAAAGGCATAATAACCTAATAATAACTTCAGTTAATTATATTTATTACACTACTCGGAATGTCGACACGGAACTGTTTTTTGAATCAAATACTTTTGTTGAATCAAAATTCGAACTGACTTTTCCTTGTGGTTCAAATAGAGTTGCAGATCCTTTTTGATATTGTCTCGTAATTGCATCAGTATCTACATTCGCTGCATTAAATAGGTTCCCTTCCCTATTAGGTTGAAGTGGTTGTTTATTATTATTAGATCCAAGTGCTTCAGCAAGACTATCTGGATTTCCAGCGTAATAACGCTCAAAAGTAAAGGTAACAGAAACTGTCATAATAGAAGCCTCACTATAATTCACTTGAATTGAATTCATAGAACTTGGAAATAATCCAAGATAGGTATATTCAATTTCATTTGCAATATTATAATCACGATTAAATTTAACAATCTTTGTCCTATCACATTTATAGTATTTTGGATACTGCATCCTATAACTATAATTCTTTCTACTTAAAGGAATTATAGGTTTTTGATATTGTGCGGGAACATCTATTGGATTATGAGTTCCACTTGCAATAAATTCCATCCAGTGTTCGAAGAACTTTAAAGTTTTGTATTGCTTATCAACATAAACTTCCATATTGATTTCAGTGAACTGACGAGTATGGGCGAACTTTTCTGTTACACCCATAAAACTATCATCAACCTGTGCGGTTGCAAATGAAGTTGCTGGCAAAACTGTAGATTGGACTAACAAACCAACACTATCACCAGTAAAAATTGGATCAACACCACGCTTTAGAAGATATGCTTGCAATTGAGGACTTAATCCACCAAAAGTTACTTGATATTGATTAGTCTGAGCAAGATTAGTGAATAATGGTTTAATATCTGATATCCTACGTGGTTTCGCCACTCTAAATACCTATTATGAATCTTTTAGTATAAGTATTTAGATGTCATATAAGGGGAAAAAATATGAGTAAGAAATTTCTTCAGGGCAAATATAAACCCCAAAATCCACAAAAATATAAAGGTGACCCAACAAACATAATTTATAGATCTAGTTGGGAGAGAAAATTTTTAGTTTATTGTGATAATAATAAAAATATAATCGAATATTCTAGTGAAGAAATTGCTCTACCATATCGTTCTCCTTTGGATAATAGGGTTCATAGATATTTCCCAGATTTCTATATTAAAGTTAAAGAAAGTAACGGTCAAATTAAAAAATACTTAGTTGAGATTAAACCAAAGAAACAAACAGTTGAACCTCAAATTAAACAAAGAAAGACAAAACAATACATTTATGAAGTAACTGAATGGGCTAAGAATCAGGCAAAATGGAAAGCAGCGAGAGAATTTTGTGAAGATCGCCAGTGGCAGTTTAAAATAGTTACCGAAGATGATCTAGGAATCTAAGATGCCAAGAAAAACTATAAAAGAAAGAAATCAAAAAATTACTGATACTGACAGTAATGTCAATAGAGTTCGTAATATTTTAGATAATTTAATTGGGAATGAAGATCCAGATGATTTGATGTTGGAATTATTGAATGTAATTCCAGAAAGTGGAAAAATACCTCAAAGTGGGAAGTATTATATTTTTGTATATAATCCAAAAACTCCCAATATTCGTTACGATCAAAATCCACTTGTGGCAGTAACTGATATATTTTCCTGGGGATTTAGAGGAATTAACTTTCACTGGGAAAAAGTAAAACAATATACCTTTAATGAGATACCTGGTTCAATACATGAGGTTTATGCCTCTGAAATAAAAGATTTGCAGGCAATACCTTTTGCAAATTTTAGGATAAATAGTTAAAAAAATAAAATGGCGTCTAAAGATTTTAGGTTATTAAGATACCCATTTGAAAAAATTGATGCATCCGATGATTACTTAGAAATTCAAATTCTTGAGTATAAACCACCTGGTTTTGGAGTAACTGGAACTGCAGGATTTCAAGTTAAATCTTCGGACGATCCAGATTCTCAACTGTCTGAAAAAAATAAAAACATAAAAGCAACAATTATATTACCAATTCCAAAAGATCTTTCACCAGATTCAAAATCTGTTGAGTGGGGAGAAGATAGAATGAATTCTATTGCTGCAGCTGTTGCTGGTGGAGCAAAAGATGTAGTTGGTGCTAATGGTGTTGGCAGTATACTTAATACAATTATGAAAGGAGCAGGTAGAATTGCTGGGGCTATAGATGGAAATACTCAACAACAACTTCAAGCAGGAATTGCGGGTGCTGCCACTCAGCAATTATTCGGACAAGAAGCAGATCCACTTGCTGCAATCACTCGTCAAACAGGAGCAGTTCTAAACCAAAACCAAGAATTACTATTCAAAGGTGTTAGTTTAAGGGACTTTGCATTTAACTTTACAATGACTCCTCGTTTTAGAGAAGAAGCGGAGCAAGTTAGAAATATAATTAGATTTTTCAAGCAATCATCTTCTGCTAAAAAAAGTGTTTCTGCTGGTGCAGGATCTCAAGGTCTATTCATTGGATCTCCTGATGTTTATCAAATTACATACAAAAGTGGTAACCAAGATCATCCATATTTGAATCAATTTAAAGTATGTGCTTTGATGAGTATGACGGTTAATTATGGTGGTGCTGGAGTATATGCAACTTATGCTGATGGATCTCCGATTCAAACAAATATGACACTCTCATTCAGAGAATTAACCCCAGTTTACTATGAAGACTATAATGCAGAAAAAGGATTAAGAGGAACAGGATACTAATATGTCTTACTTCAGAGAACTTCCAGATCTAGAATACCAATCACCAATAACAGATAAGATCTCCTCAACTGATTATGTTCGTGTGAAAAATATTTTTCGTCGAGTAAAACTTCGTGATGATTTATCAAAAAATGTAGTTCTCTTCAACAAATATCAAATTGAAGAAGGAGAAAGACCAGAGATAGTTGCAGAAAAACTCTATGGTAAAGCAGATCTTGATTGGGTCGTATTGATATCTGCTGGTATTACAAATGTAAGAAATCAATGGCCTCTTTCTAGTAGAGACATCTATAGATTCTCAGAAGAAAAATATGGTGATGAACTAAATGCAACTAGAATTTATGAAACAACAGAAGTCAAAGATGGTAATGGTAGATTAATATTACCTGCAGGAAAAGTTGTTGATGGTAATTTTACAATTCCTAATCCAGAGGATATTTCTCAGACTCTTAATCCAGTGGTTGGAATTTCAAATTACGAATACGAAACTCGTTTAAATGATGAAAAAAGATCTATTGATATTTTAAAAAAAGTTTATCTCCAAACATTCCTGAACGATATTAGAAAACTTACATATTATTCCCAATCTTCACAATACGTGGATTCTAAATTAATACGAACAGAAAATACCAGGAATCAGTCCATATAAAAAAGGGGGGCAATGCCCCCCAATCAATCATTCTTCAGCGAGTCGCTGGAAGTATGAAAGAGTATCATCATCTTCATCTTCATCAACCGAAGAAGACTTGGGAGAACTCAGATTCCTAAGTTCGGTGCGAAGATCTTCATCAAGTTCACGAACAGGACCACGGGAAGTTGATTCCTCATCGGCAACTTCGGGATCTTGACGGCGAGCAGTCTTGTTGCCAAGAACATAATCAAGACGCTTCTTCAGTTCATCATAGGACTTGAACTGATCGGCAGCAACGAGTTCAGCAAGAGAATACTGCTTCTTCCAGATTGCTTCCATCTCATCATCATCAGTCAGCAGAGCACCTTGTGCGGCAAACTCTGAAGAATCATAATTACGATAACCAGCAACGTTCTTTGCCTTCAGTTTGAAGTTAGCACCCTGCCAGAAGTCGAACGGATCGATAGGAGTCTCATCTTCAAACTCTGGTTGCATTGCAGCAGTCAGTTTATCAAAGATTTTCTTACCGTACTTATACAGAAAGACTTTACCTTCGTTAGCAGGATTAGCAGGATCTTTGACAACATAGATGTTACTCACATAAGTCAGTTTACGTTTTTGCTTACGGGCAACTTCTTTACCAGCATCAGTACCATTGTTCCACAGTTCGGAGTTCAGTTCCGACACAGGATCTTTTTGATTGAGAGTGGTGAGAGAATTTTCGATGTACCAACCACCAGAACCTTGGAAAGCGTGGGAGTACAGTTTCACAAACGGCAGATCTTCACCGTTAGGAGCAGGAAGGAAACGAATGACGGCATAACCATTGCCGCTCTTATCGCATTCAAGTTTCCATACGCGATCATCACCAGATGATGCGTTATTATTCATTTTTTCGACTTCCTTGACAAGTTTAGCAGTCAGGGAACCAAGTTTGGATTGTTTCTTAAGATCAGAAAAAGACATTTGGATTTGTTGGGTAAATTGGATGTTTTGGATTTACTTAGATATTATAGCGAAAATTGAATCACTTGTCAATAAATTGCTTGAGAGATTCAATGGTTTTATTCATACTATTGAATAAAAGATTCATATCTGTGTCAGGGGGAAATCCCATAATAGCCACAGATTTTTTCAAATTCTCTTTCATCTCAACCGCTTGTGGGTCATCAGAAAGAGACAAACGTGTATACATTACACGTTGCTTATCAAGCAACTGAGTCAGTTTATCAATATGTTCCAGCTTATCTTCGCGGCTCATTGAACCAAAAGACAGGATACTTCCATAAATGAACCTTTGAAGTTCATTGATTTCTTCTAGTTCTTCCTGAATCAATTCAGAGTCAAAAAATTTACTCATTTACAATTTCCCGCAGAAGTTTTTTATACTGAAACTTATCAATATTTAGAAATGGTTTGTACTTCTTGATTTTTAAACTTACGGTTTCCCACACTGGGTCCATAAGTTTCTTATCAAATACATTCCCGAACAGGAAGATTGCATCATAAATCACTAGGGTTTCAATACAAATCTTCCCGCTCAGGAATTTTTTTAGAACTGGTGGATGTCCTTTCGAACAGTTGAAAGCATCCTCTAATTTTGTCTGCGAGAGTAATTCTTCCGATTGTTCTTTGAACAAGTAGGTTAAACTCTGCTGTCGTTTCATCCACTCTCGGTATGTTCCTTCTCCCGAATTTATGATTTCTCCAATCCATATATTTTGTGGGTTGTCTGTAGCAACAAAGTTTGATACAAGAAAATCTACAATTTCTTTGTCAGAATATTTCCTTGAAGATTTTTCAAAGAAATATTTGTCTTTACGTTTGTTGAAGGAAGTTAGAGTTGCTCTAGACTTCCCTCCATATTTAAAGAAATCGTATTTTGGATTCGTGAAGTGACTTTTGAGAGAGAGATAATGTTGATATGTCTCAAAAGGACTCATAGGGGAAGTTTTGCTCTCGAAGTTTTTTTCATAAAATTAAGACGAGTGGCATCCCACTTTAGTCTTTCTTTAAGAGGTCTAGATACTAACTTAGCAACTGAATCAACTTCAATGTTATTGATTTCACAATAATGAACGATAGCATCGATATGATTAAGTTTTTCCTGTATCACGATTCTCTCAATTTCTTCAGAGAATTTTGATGGTGTTAGGAATTTATTGTTTAATTCCCTTTCCAGTTCTGTATTATTTTCCATAGAGTTCCAATTTATCTCCAACAAACTTTCTAATATATTTGCTGAGCAATTTGATGTATTTTGTTTTGTCTCTTTCTTCATAAACGACGCATTCTCCATTTTCACAAGCCATTAAAATTACAAGTTTTTTCACAGGTATTCCTGTGATTTCATAAAACATACAAGCGTATGCCGCACACTGAACAAAATAGTGTTCAATCCACTCTCGTGGTTTTGGTTTTTTAGAAGTTTTAAAGTCTATAATTGCCAATTCGCCGTTGTGTTCTGCGATACAATCAACGGTTCCCGCTACTCCAAGAATTTTGCTGTATAAGGAACTCTCAAGAGCGTGAATATTATTTATACGATTAAGTTCCGCCTTTGAAATCTTAAATAAGAAATCCGCAATCGGCGTAACAATCGGCAAATCTTGATTTTTAAGATAGTTCTCCGTAAGAGAATGCATATCCGTACCGCGAGAAGTAGCCGCCTTAGTAATCTTCTCAGCTTCCTCCTCACCAATCTTTTTACGCCACTTAACAAATATTTCACGATTAAAATGACTCGTAACGGAAGTAATAGAAAAGAGTCTTAGAATCTCATCTTCATCAGGAATTTTATAATAACGAATACCATCGATAGTTTCCCTTTCAAGTTTTGGAAGATTTACATCTATATGTGTAAATCTTCCTTGCTTAGCAACTTCAGGATGCAACTCATAATATTTTTCAATTAACGGATTCGACATTAAAAACCTGCTTCTATTTTTGCAATAATATATTCTTTGACAAGTCCAGAACGAACAATATCATCAACACCAAACTCTATTATATCAATAGATGGCATTTTACGCAAGATGTTCATGAAATCAACAATTCCATTACGCTCATTAGTCTTCTGTAAATCGGACTGAGAAGCATCTCCACAAAACATAATCTTAGAGTTCTCACCAACACGGGTAATGATTGAATCAAGTTCATGTGCCGTACAGTTTTGGAATTCGTCTACAATCACAATTGAATTATCAAGTGTGGTTCCTCTCAAGAATGAAGTACTCCAGAACTTAATCGTTTCTTGTGCTTTAAGATTACCATAGAGCATCTCAAATTCTGCATCAGAAGGCATCTGGAACATATACTTCACCATATTCTTATAAGGAATTTGGTAGATGTCCGACTTATCCTCATAGGAACCAGGAAGAAAACCAATCTCCCTGGTGGCAACTAAAGAACGAACCAGATAAATTTTCTCATAAGGAGTTCTTTCATCAAGAACTTCACGAAGAGCATTATAAAGAGTGATGAAAGTCTTACCCGTTCCTGCA